GGTGAAACACGTATCCCTGCTGGTACATACAAGCTTAAACTACGTGAAGAAGGTGGATTTCATAACAAATACCTAGCTAGATACGGTGCAGATTGGCACAAAGGTATGATATGGGTACAAGATGTACCTAATTTTAAGTGGATATTATGGCATTCAGGTAATACAGATGAAAATACTGCTGGTTGTTTGTTGCTTGGTAATTCACAAAAAAGCAACTTAGTGAAAAAAGATGGATTTATTGGGTCAAGTAGAGATGCATATAAACTTGTATACCCTCGTGTAGCTGAAGCTATAGTATCAGGACAAAATGTAGAAGTTACATACATAGATTACGATGGAGATATAGAACTTAGTAACAAAGCAGCACCTAATATGATACAGCCACAAGGAATAATGGATAAACTACAAGAGATAAGTGGCGAACTTCAAGTTGTTTCTGCTAAACTAGATGGCAGAAAGATAGATTAATGCCTTTACCAGATTATAGATTAGTAGAAGAATATGAAAACTCTAGATTTGCTAGAGAAGCTGCTGAACGTAAAAAAGCTAGAACAGCACGTGCAACTAAAGCATGGTCTAAAAAATATGGTGCTGATTATGCTAAACGTAAAGGGCGTAATAAAGTTGTAACTACAAAATTAAAAGGTCCTGCTATGGCTGATGGAACTTATATGAAAAAAAAATTTACTCCAAATCAAGGTAAAATAGTTACAATGGCTGACCAAACTATTACTGCTAAAGGTACAAAAGGTTTAAAAGGTGCAGGTGTAAGTGGAACTATAAGTCCTAAACCAAAAAATATTTACTCACCTGTTTATACAGGTACTCCAGGTGTATCACAAACATATACAGGTGTTAATGTAACTAATCCAACAACAGGTGTAACTAAATTTACTCCTAGTAGTGAAATTAATAAAATTATATCTAAAGCAACTAAAGGTAAAGCTATAGTAAAAGTTGCAGCTAAAAGTGCATCAAAGTTAATACCTGGTATAGGAGCTGCTATGATAGCTAAAGACGTTTATGATGTAAACAAATGGGCTATGTCACAACCGAAAAAAAAGAAAAAAGATGCTAACATATACGGTACAGTATCAAGTAATAAAATATACAAGGGATATTAAATGAGTGAAGAATATAAATCAATATTAGAAAAAACTGGCTGGACTTTTGTAGAAGCATTTATAGGTGCTTTAGCAGTTGCTCCTCTAGTAGGCGTAGACGCTAACGCATTACAGTTAGCTGCACTATCTGGTGCATCAGCTGCTCTAGTTGTTGTAAAAGAATTTGCCAAAAAAAAATTAGGTAAGTAATGAAATATGATGATGTAAAAGGCTTAGGTCGTGTTGAACGTTCTAAAAGAGTTGCACAACATAAACATATTGCTAACAAACTAACTAATAAAACAAGTAGTAAAACAGCTTTACCTTGGAAAACCAGTGCATATAAAGCTGGTAAAATAAGAAAAACTATGTTTAATAAACTTGGTGTATCTAAATACGGTAGTTCTAAGTAACACCTGAGTGTCTATCTAAATAACCTTCTAACAGTTCTCTATACGCTACTTTTGTACCCATAGACTGTCGTCCATCGTATATATCGTGATGCCATTTACATAGTACAGCTGTATTATCTACATTATATTTGCGTGCTTTGTTGCCACCCATACCTATATCTTTAAGGTGTGCTAGCTCTAACCATTTACCACTGTCACAATTTGCCCACTCACAGACGTTTCCAGCCCGTATAAAGGCCTGTTCTCTTATCTGTGCAATGTTATCCATCAACAGAGTACATAGTATATTTAAGTGTAATTTCTTCTCCTGCTTTTATAGGTTTAATAGGGAACAAATGACTAACTATTGTGCCATCAAATCTTTTAATTTCACAGTTGGGTGTTTCACTATGATTAATAAAACCTCCTAAAGGTGTACGAAATACACTGCCAACTTCTTCGTACCATACATGTGTTACACCTAAAGAAGTCTCTAAGTCTTTTATTGCTTTAAGTGTAAACAAACCTAGACCTTCTATTTTACTAGGTTGTATAGTCATGTATGTAGGTAAAGGTCTATATGTATCTTCTTTATCCATATACTGTTAGGTACTTTCCTGGTGGTAAGTCCCATGTTTCTAGTATATCGTTCCATCTACAGTCACCATTGTTTACATCTGAATCACCTTCATAAATTGTATTAGATATTAACATAAACAATTGAGATGAACATTGACCATTTACTTTACCTATTCCCATGTCTGCCATATCTCTCAATTTATTTATATAACGTAATGTATTAGGTGTTATTTGTCCCATATCTTTTTGTGTTGTAGGTCGCATTAAATCAACTGGTGCTGTTTTGTTTAAACCAACAGTTACACGTCTAGGTGCTAACTTAGCTCCATCATTTTCTAATGCACTTAAGTTATGTGTACTAGAGATAGTTAATTGCTTGTTATCTTTTCTAAGCTCGTAAGAAATCCATACTTCACTACCGTTTTTATTAAGACCTAAGAATCTTTTACCACCAAAGACTTCTTTGTTATTTGCATTATCTTTCCAAGTTTCTAACTTAGCATGCCAGTCTTTTTTAGATTCTAAAGGTGTAATAATATTAATGTCTTTTGACTTAGCAAATCTTGTATTCATAGTCATTATTCCTCCTCATTTATAGGGTCAATTGTTACAGTAAACTTAGGTACTAAACATTTGACTTCTTCTTTACCACTTTCATTCTTAACAATTATTGGCATAAATCCAAAACGTTTTTCTAATTCGTTAATAAGAACTACGCCATCTGCTTCTGATACTGATATATCACTCATTCTTCCTCTCCTAACTCTCCTAATTGAACGTTGTAATCTTTAACAAACTTTTCCATAAGCCAACGTAACTTACCCATATCAGGTGGAATGTTCATTTCTGTACTACCACATGCTTCTACAAATTGTTTACCCCATGTCTTCATGTATTGTGGGTTTGTAAATATATTTGTATTAACAATGCTTAATGTTTTATTTTTATTCATATTTTTTCTGCTCCTCTATATCATTTAAGATAAACTCTGCACAAGAATCACAAACTTTATTGTCTGGATAGATTGTTAAATAACATGTAATGTTACATACAATACATACCATATTGTATATGTCTTCAATTTGTGTTTTCATTGTGTGTTGATTGATAATAATGCATTATCGTGTCCTTTCCAACAGTGCTTGCTACTATTCCAATGATGCCAACCATCGTTGTACACTAACCAAGCTGCTACTTTTGTCGATATTATAGGGTTCTTTCTATTACTTATTATATCAAGCTTAGGTTTTAACCAAGCCCAAGTTTTGTCATTAAATTGCCAAAGACCTACGTCATCTGTCCCATTTGTATTACGACCTATTGCTGTTTCTTTACCTCTGCTTTCGCAATAAACAATAGTCATTCCTTGTATAACATCTTCTGGTTTAAAGTATGTAGAGATTAAACCGTGCCATTGTTCTACGTATTGAACCTGAGCTTTTACTTCTCTACATTCTATGTACTCTGATAATAAGTCAGGTGTTAGAAACATTGGAAACAAACACCCGACTATTATCTCTAACATTAGCTAATGGTAGTTCTAGTAGGTACTTTAGTGCAGTAATAACTGACAAGTCCCTTAGTCTTAGTTTTAAGCGTAGTTATTTCATAACCTTCTGCTCTTAAGTTAAAGAGTATCCCACCAAATCTATGGCAATATAACTCTCTTACAAACTCCCAGTTAGTTATAGGTTCAGAGTCCATAAACTCCTCTAACGCCCATGCTACTAACTGTGTTTTACTTTTTACATATACGGGTACGTTTACCCCTCTAAATGCACTAGGTATCATAGCTTTCCTTTCTATCTATCGATAACATCAGGACGTAAAACCTGCGTCTTACTGAGTCCCTGGTATCTTCTTTTCTTTTTAGATTTAGCAGCCCTGCGCTGTAATCTATTCATTAGAACGGTGACAAGTCTTCACCAGCATCGTTGGGTGCTGTCTTGACTTCTCCATCTAAGTTCCACTCTACAGGTATATCACTGTTGTCTACCCACCAGGACTTACGCCACTTACCACTATGACCACCACAGGTAACAGGGTCATTAGTACTACATACAAAGTCTGGACTTTTGTCTGACTTTTTATTGTTTCTATTGTCATATACCATTTGTTGACAGAAAGGACACTTAAGGTCATCTCTGTATTTATTTTGTTGTTCCATTTTATTTACTATGCCTCCCAACATATCTCCAGCAGGTTGCACATTGTTAGTAACTTCTTGTACTTCTAAACCTACAGCGTTTAACTTTTCTTCTATTGACATTGTATCAAAAGATTCTTGTGTAACGACTGTTGGCATACTTACTAACTTTTCTATATAAGCAAAATACATATCAAGCTGTTCATCTGTCCACCTTGTTTTATCTGTATCAAACTTCTTTAACTGTACGTATTGATTTGCAGAACCTAAAATTTTGTGTAATGTTTCTTGTGATTCTACGTTCGTGCAGATACTTTGTACTGTTTCAGCTATAAATTGTACATCCTGACTCATGCTTCTGTACCTAAGATACTGTCCATGATTGCTGCAGCTGCAGCTTTATCTTCTTTAGACATCTTATTTTCTTTTTTACGCATGTCTACTTTGGTAACTTCTACCATAGCATCTTTGTCTGCTTGTTCCTGAGTGTAACCATCAGGTGCATAGGATGTAGCTTCTTCTTCAGTCTGCTTACTACCAGACCATAACTCTACACCCAGACCGAACCTCATACATGCACGTTTGAATGCATCAGACTCAGCATCTTTAAGGTTGTTACCATCATTAAACTTAGCATTGCCAAGCTTAAAGGTATCAACGTCACCGAAGCCATCGTAACTACCCATACCTTCTATGGTTATAGTACCTTTAGCACCGACTATTCTCTGCTCTCCGTTATGTGT